TAAATAAAATCTCTTGTATCAATAAAATCAATATCATTCATATACATAATAAACGATACACCACAATCTTCAATAACATATGGATATGAATTTGTAAACTGGTCGCGGTGCAAGATATTAAAATTTATTTTTTCCATATGATTTACCAATACCGAACATGCTTTATTTGATAAATAAAATAAAACACCGATTGCTCCATATAAATAAGGACGAGCAGCATATGAAGATACTTTTATACCTTTTAAATTATGCTGAGGATTCAAGAAATCTTCAGGATGTTTTTTATAATATCTTTTCATGAAAAAATCTAAAATAGTTGACTTAAATTCATTTTTATCTACACATTTATAGTTTTTTGAAACTGACGATTGTCCATAATAGTCATACTTTTTAGAATTTAAAAATGTAACCAGATTTTTCTCGTTAAAAAACAAATCATCGCCACATCTTAAAACCCCTTCCTTTATATCAAATATTTCATATACTGCTTTTATCGATAACGTCAATTTTTTTAATAAATGTAGATACGAATCTTCGCATCTTATATATAAATAATTTTTACCATTTGTAGTTTCTGATTCTTCATATTTATAATTTGCATTCAAAAAAAAATCACCTATAACGTATACAACTTCCCAGTTTTCATAAGACGTATTTTTTAATTTTATTTCTTTTAATCTTGTTTCTTTATGTTTTTGACATGATAAAATAAGGATAATGCCATTTACTTTTTTTTTTGATGACATGAAAATACTAAAATATTAAAATACTAAAATACTAAATTCAGTATATTATATATTGAATTTAATATATTTTTGTGTTATACGATAAAAATATATTAAAATAATAATCGAATAGTATACATACAAATAACGATCACATGCAAGCAACACTAAATGTCTTATATAAAACAATAAAAACAAAAAAGAAGAAAGAACGTTTTGAAACTATTCTTGAACCTCTTCAAGCATTACTACAAATTGCTTACTTATCTTTTACACCAATTGGAACAAAACTAACTATTCATAATAATATATTATATATACAGCCCCCTAATTATTCACAATCGATAGTTCGATGGTATAACAACGACACGCAAGAAGACTTGTTTTATTTATTCAATATTTTTTATCGGTTTAAAAAATTCTACTATTTTTTATGTGCGAGGGATGGTAGTGGCAATAGTGGAAATAGTGGCAATGATATCGCAGCAGGCGTAGCAGTAAAAGATTGCGAGCATTCTGCAAACATTGTTAATAAAAAATTATATGAATTATTAATTGAACTTGCAAAAAATGGAATAGGTAACCTGATTCGCACCTATGGACAAACCGAGAAAATACATATTTTGCACACATTGCAAATGTATAAAAATATTCTTGAAACTGATTCAGAAACGACAAAACAAAATCAACGTCCCGATGTTTATAATCATGAATTAGATAAATTAATTGTTTCTCACCCGTCTCACGCTTCTCATGATACACAAAGAGACAAATCAAATAAAAAGAAAGGAAAGTCTTCGCATCAAATGCAACAAGTATTGCGTGACGATGATAATGAAGAAGAACACGAACATACGCATGAACTAGATACAAGTTTGCAAAAGAATACAAGCAAACCTAGCGACAATATTAGCACAAAAAAGATCGACGATGTTTTCATACGAATCACCGACATGTATAGTCAAGAAATATACTATGTAATATATAATACACTTTTACTTATGGAACAAAATGATACCGCTTACCAAACACTTATCGAAGGACTTAATAAAATATTAGAACCAACAAATATAAAGATTAAAAAATGGATTGACGAGAATATTGTTTTCTAGGTGTGGGATATAATTTTGGTGAAATGGAGAGTGTTGGTTGTGAAATGATTGATGTAATGTTTTTTCAAAAGTATTTTGAGATTTTTGAAATTGGACATTTATAAATGTCCATTTTTCATTTTTCATTTCTAGATTTGAAAAAAATGTTGAAAATCACACTCAGAGCATAATGCTCTCATTTGCTTTTTTAAGTTGAAATTTTTGTTACGATAACTTTTTGGACATTTTTAGAATATTTATGAAAAGGGTTTAGGCATTTTTTATGTTAGCATATTATAAAATAAGATTATTATAAGATTATTATAAGATTATTATAAGATTATGCCTAAGACGGACATTGACTATTCTACCACCATTATTTACAAAATAACTTGTAAATCTCCTGACGTTAATGAGGTGTATGTGGGACATACGACGAACTTTGTTCAAAGAAAATATGCTCACAAACAATCGTGCATAAATACTAAAACTACTAACTATAACTGCAAGCTATATCAAGTAATAAGACAACATAATGGTTGGGATAACTGGAACATGGAGATAGTTAATTTTTTTAATTGTAAAGACAGCTATGAAGCACGACAAAAGGAGCAAGAATATTTTGTATTACTTAAAGCTACGCTTAATAGCATTGAACCATTACCATCGCCAAAACCAAATAATGTTACCATAAATGTAAAGGAGTGTAAGGAAAAAAAAATATATCATTGTGAACATTGTAATACGAGATGTTCTAGTGAAGACTCTTTTACAAAACATAACGATACAAAAAAACATAAAGCAATTTTGTCAAGAAAAAGAGCACCTACAGAAGCATTGCATATTAAAAATTCCAATATTTTTGTATGCGAAAGTTGTGACTTTAAATGCTGTAAGGAATCTAATTATAAAAAACATATTGAGACCATCAAGCATAAAAGAGTAACCGAGAGTAACAAAAAAATGCCTATTACAGAAAATGAAACATTTAACTGCATTTGTGGTAATAATTATAAATATAGACCCGGGCTAGCAAAGCATAAGCGATCCTGTCTCATTTACAAATCTTCAAAAGAAGAGTGTGAAAATAATGAGACGAACTATGATGACGTTATTGGTGGCAATATAGAAGAAACTAGTAAAGACATAGACGAAGATATTTTATGTTCTGATAGTAAAAATACTATAACAAAGCATATGTTTATGGAACTGATAAATGATAATAAAGAAATGATGAAAATAATAAAAGAACAACAAGACCAAATAAAAAAACAACAAGAACAAATAATTACGATTATACCTAAAATAGGTAACACGACAAACAACACGACAAATAATACTATGAATAACACAACAAATAACTTCAATCTTAATGTTTTTCTAAACGAGAAGTGTAAAGATGCTCTCAACATATCGGACTTTATTGACTCGCTAAAAATTACACTAGACGACTTACTTTTTTCAAAAAAGAATGGGATTTCGCGTGGTATAACGGATGTTATGATAAAAGGACTCAAAGAATTGGATGTCTATAAGCGTCCAATTCATTGCACGGATACCAAACGTGACACTATGTATATCAAAGACGAAAATAAGTGGCACAAAGACGAGAATCATGACAAAATGAAAAATACTATCGTAAAAATTGCCGATAAAGAGCGAACGGCTTTACAGCAATGGGCAAATGACAATCCTGACTGGATGGAAACAGAAAGTAAACAAATCGAATACCTAACGATGGTGCGTTCGATATGCGAACCGATTGAAAACTATGAAAATTACGAGCGTAAAATCATAAAAAATGTCGGTAAAGAAATTTTTGTAGATAAGCGAACTAGTGAAATTTCGTTATAGTCTGCGGACAAATAGATTCTCCGGCAGTGCATTAGTTAATCGTCTGCCTCTAGTTTCACCCATGTTTCTTTACGTGTATCGTCGGACAAAAATCCCTTGATTCGTCGCTTCACTTCGGGGAAAGCAATATTGATTTTACGTGATTCGCCGTCTTTTACATATTCGCCAATCTCTTTGTATAGGCGTTTAACAGCAGGATAAGATGTATTCAGCTCTAATTCGTTTAATTTTTGTATTATAGGCTTTATATCGGAACTTCTTTCCTGTTTTGTTTTTTGGAATGGTAATAATTTTTTGGGGGAAGGATTGGGAGGAATGGAGGGAACGGAAGAAGATGGGTCTTGTTGCATCGCTTATAGTAATAATATAAACTAAATATTTTATATTATTATTTGAAATATTGATATTTTTGTTGTGAGGTATTGCTGTTATTGTTGCGGAGGTATTGTTATCGCCCTCTTCTTAAATCATTTAGTACTGCTTGTGGTGTAAAATCGTCACGCAAGGGACATGTTCCTCCTCTAAAAAACGAAAGATTATTATTATTATTTATAACCCAATTAAATCCAAAGTGAGCATTAGTTGCTATATTGACATTAAATGATGTATTGTAGAACATAAATGCCATTAATAGAACATTTCTTACATCCCATGGCATCATAAAGCCCCCCAAGTTTTGCGAACTAGCATTATTAGGAGTATTTCCATTATTAAAATTTGTAGCATTGGCAAACATAGAACCCATATTTGTAACATTTGATGTATTCCATCCAGTCATAGGTCGATTGTAAACACGAGCACCTCCAAACATACCCAGCATACTTGTAACGGCGCTTGTATTCCATGCACCGATAAATTGATTAAATGCTAATGTATTAACAAACATATTGCTCATATCTGTAACCCTACCTGTATCCCATGATCCGATAGGTTGATTAAAAGCTGATGTATTAGCAAACATAATGCTCATATTTGTAACCCTACTTGTATTCCAGGCACCAATTGGTCGATTGAATGCCGTGGCACCTTGAAACATAGTATTCATATCTGTAACAGCACCTGTGTTCCAGGTACTTATATCTCCATTAAATGAAGTAGCACCATTAAACATACTGGTCATATCTGTAACCAGTCGTGTATCCCAGTTATTAAGATCTTGATTGAATGCTGTAGCACCTCGAAACATCCGACCCATATCGACAACATTATGAGTAGGACCGGTAAATATTGGACTATTAAAAGCAGTGGCACCATCAAACATACTTCGCATAGTTGTTACACTTGTTACATTCCACCCATTAATGGGTTGATTGAACGATGTAGCACCTTGAAACATAGAATCCATATCTACAACTCTTGATACAACCCATACCCCAAATGATAGTGGGTTTGTGTTAATGGGTCGATTAAAAGCAGTAGCATCACGAAACATACTGGCCATATTTTGAACCTGATTAGTAATCCATGCGCCAATATCTCCATTAAAACTTGAAGCACGTCTAAACATATCAGCCATAGTGGTAACTAGACCTGTATTCCAGTTATTAAGATTTTGATTAAAAGCAAAAGCGCTACTAAACATAGCTGCCATATCTGTAACCCGCCATGTATTCCATGTTCCGATAGGTTGGTTAAACACATGAGCGCCAACAAACATAGCACGCATAATATTTACATTTAAAGTATTCCATGTTCCGATAGGTTGGTTGAAAGATGAAGCATCTTGAAACATACTAGTCATATTTGTAACCAGTGACGTATTCCATGCACCAATGGGTTGATTGAATCTAGTAGCACCAACAAACATAGTAGCCATATTTTCAACCAGTGAAGTATTCCACGTTCCGATGGGTTGATTGAATGCGATAGCACCAGCAAACATACCATCCATTCTCGTAACCAGTGAAGTATCCCATATTACGATAGGTTGATTAAAAGCAGTAGCTTGAGAAAACATACCCATCATATTGGTAACCCTACTCGTGTCCCATGAACTGATGGGCGCATTGAATGTAGAAGCATTGAAAAACAAAGTGCTCATATCCGTCATAAGCGTCGTAACTATGTTGTTGAATGGAACAAGAGTATTGATGTCTTTTGGTGTAGAACGAAAGGTAAGATTATCATTACCAATAGCATAACCAGTAATTGCCGCTCGCGACCTATCATCAACAACCGCAAACCATTCCACACCTGTTCCTCTTGGGTTAGCTTGAATGAATGTCGGACTGCCCTCTGGAAGCGATGTTTCTTGAAATACAAGTGTTCCACCAGTTAGAACTATTCGCGGAGGAGGAAGAGATGTTATGGTAACCGACGACGAAGTAATAGTAGCAATATTATAGTTATTGCTTAAACTAGTTTGTGCAGTAATAGTAAAGTTTCCTGGGCTGTTTACTATGACATTTGTTCCGGAAATAGTAACGGCATCAATTGGATTGCTAGTATATGTAATAGAATTAATTTCTCCTGGTAATGGTGGTAAAGGAACTAGAATTTGAGGTCGAGTAAGAGTAAGTGAATCTCCTACACGAACGACTGAATTAATATTTAAATTTGGAAATGCATTCCATGGTGTTGAAAATATAGGAGTTGCTCTGCTGACATTTATAAGAGGAGAAGGCTCAGTAACAGGGTCAAAAAAAGTGGTTCGATTTGTTTCTGCTTGTATACGAAATGTCCCTGCGTTACGTATAGTAACAATAGTGCCAGTTATAGTAGCGACATTTGTATTTGTGCTTGTATATGTAATAGCAAGGCCATCAAATATAGGATTTGGATAAGTAAATGTGGCTGGTTGAAGAGTATATGTTTGTCCAAATGTAATTTGAGTAATAAATGTTGGTGGTTCTGGAAATAGTATGATAGGATTCCTTGTCACATTTAAATATTCTCTTCGTGATGTTATTTGATTGGAGTTAAATCTATTACTTTGCTGTGTAGAAGCTATCATACGAAATCTTCCCGATCTATTTAATGTTACTGATGCCGCAACATTTTCGAGAGAACATGCGTATCGTGATATTGTGAAACCCACAAAGGGGCTGAATGTTCCCGTTTGTATCCACGCCTGATTAGGGTTTGTTATTCCTAATGGAAGAAATCCAAAACGATAAGATGTATTATTTGTAATCGTTATATCCATAAAATTTGTCGTTATTTGAGATGTAATTCCACTATTATTCGATATTATATTATCAGTTGAACTCATATTGAATGTCATAATTGGCATTCTAGGAAACTCTTGACGAATCGGAATAACGCCAAAAAAATTATTTGTTGTTAATGTTATCCTTATCCGGAATAGTAACGCACCATTATTAAAGGGACGAATATAGTTTTCTGACACTCCTTGAGCCGAAACTATATCGCTCGCATAAATTCGAAACGGCAACATTGGTTGTCCCGCAAATGTTGCTGTTGCCACTCCTGTTGTAATACTTTCTCGTCGATAAGTTGCGGAAGGAACTAAATTCGAGCCTTCAAAAATTTGTATATTCAGTGTGAGTAGCTGATTCGAAGGTAGCCATAAATCTATATAATGTAATATTGGATTTGTTCCCACTCCACAGGAATTCGTATTTGCTGGTGTAATAATCATATCGTTATAAGTAAATGATAGTGTAAAACCCATACCTAAAAAATTATCAGGTATAATGCTGGTTCCAACTTCAGACGGGCTATACACCGAGCAATTTCGAATTCGATTAAGCCCAGCACCGGCTGGATTTTGACCATAAGCAGAAACGTTTTCATATAAGTAAGGAACCACGCTTATACCATTCGGCATTATTACTCGAATAGTATTGACAACATTATTCGGGGAAAATAATGTAGGTAAAATTTCATTTAAGAGAAAATCTCCATTTCCTCCTGATGATAATTGTCGCATCGTTGTAGTTGTTATACTGTCTGTATTACCAAAGTTTATAACGGCAATCGTATTTAGCGGCGTTATCGTAATAATTCCTGGCACATAGTTGCTTATATATCTATATGTAATAGGAAGAATTTCGGCCTGTAATGGCTGCAAAGGTTGGAGTATAGTAGGTGGAGTAAGAGCAATAGTTTGGTTTATATTAAAAATTTCAGAACCCAAAAAAACATCCCAGGCAGGAGAAAAAGTAGGCGTGCTTCTACTCACACTTATTACAGGCGAATATCGAATAACGCTTCTAAATACTAATGTTACATTTGTTTGGGCGCGAATTTGAAAAGTTCCAGCTCTATGTATAGTAACAATCATGTTTCCTTGAGAAACCGATATACTAGCAACATTTGTATTTGTGCTTGTATATACTATGGAAAGATCGGAAGGAACACGCACAGGGTCAGGATATGCGAAATTAACCGGTCTAAATATATAAGTTTCGCCATACGTAATTTGAGTAACAAAATTAGATGGAAAATAGATATAAGGCTCATTTATTTGTGTAACGCGACTTTCAGAATACGATGTTTCGACACGATTCAAGTTTTGTGTTTCATTTGTATATGCCATTATTTGAAAGTTACCTGGTCTATTTACACGAATAGTTGTGCCGAAGAGTATAGTAACAACGTCTGGGGGCGATATTCTATAATTAACGACAGGAACAACCTCAGGTGGATCAGATAAAGACATAGATGCAGGTAATGTAACAACGGCAGGTGTAAAAGTATATTCTCTACCTGATATTAATACTTCAATATTTGGAAATATGTTAATATCTGGAAAAAATATTACAGGTGTAACTCTGTTAATAGTAACACGCGGGGAATATATATATCTTTTTTGGAATACCTCCGTTTGATTTGTTTCAGCGCGAATATAGAATGTTCCAGGGCTATTTATAGTTAATGATGTTACTAATATACTAGCAATAGTTGAATATGGTATTGAATATGCAATATAAAGATTAGATGGAACGGGAATGGGATACCTAAACCCTGCTTCTACAAGAGTATATGGATCACGAAACGTGATATTTCGTGTGAAATCGTATGGGAAATATATGTCTGGCGTGTTCAGCGTTGTAGAATATATATTTTCTGATATAATAACGGCTTCGTTATAATTCAGACTTGTTGCAGTCCTTGCTGTGATATAAAAATTGCCAATACTATTTATTGTAATAGTATTTCCTGTTATACTTGCAACTAATACATTCGAACTTAAATAGGTAAAAGGAGTAATTTCGGTCGGGAAGGATGCATCGGGTGTAGGCGATATAAATAGTGGAGCACTAAAAGGATATGTTCTTCCTGCAATTAATGTTTCCGTAAATAACTTCCAAGGTGTATACAATATAGGAGTAGCTCTTATAACTTCAAATGTTCTATAAATTTCTACACTTTTAAAGAAGGACGTTTCATTTGTTTTTGCAATAAGAATAAATTCTCCTGTTCGAAGTATGTTAATTACTGGTGTTAATATACGAGAAACATCACCCATTTCGGAAGTTACGGATACTTCTTTCATTGATAATGTGGCAATATTTGAAAAAGATGATGGAATAAAATAACTAATAGCAAGGCCTAAAGGCACATTATTGGGTTCTGGATATATAAATATTGCTTGCTCTGAGGTATATTCATTAACAATGTCATCTACGTTTTTAGTTCCATATATAATTTCTTTTCGTGAGTTATCTGGAAATTGAATAACAGGTTCATTCAAATTAGCAACACGCTGAACAGAATATGATGCACTAGCACGATTAAAATTATATGTTTCTATAGTTTCAGCGCGAATTTGAAATGTTCCTGACCTATTTACGCGAATCCTATTTGTATTATTTATTATAGTAACTATTCCTATAGGAACTATAGTATATACTATAGAAATATTCTCAAATGGAACAGATGTAGGTAGTTCAATAACGGGGGGGATAAAGTCATACTCTCTTCCAACAAATAAAATTGGATCATTCGGAAATATATTATATGCAAATGTTAATATTGGTGTAGCTCTTTCAATAGTGATAATATTAGAATAAATAGGTAGAGACGGAATAAATTCTTGTGTAGCATTTGTTTGAGCGCGTATATAAAAAGTTCCTGCGCGGTTTATGGCAACATTTGTGCCCGATATAGTAGCAACAGGCAAATATGGCGTAGGTATAGTAAGAGGTAATGGTATTGAATAATTAATCGATACACCTGATGGCGCCGAGATATATTGTCGAATATTTGAAATAGTTATAGTAGTTTCAGTGGGTAAAATTCCTTCAGCATTTATGAATGACACGTCTATAAAAAACTGATTATTTTCCGTTCTTCTATTTGTTACGATAAAAGTAGCAACACCAATGTTTTGGTTGTCAGAATTGACTATATAAGTAGTTAGAATTCCGTTAATTATAAAATTATTATATAGTTCTAAATTTACAACTATAGTTGTTCCCGTTAATGTTATAGTTCCTTCTATAATTCTATTCGGAGATGGATAATAAAATAATGCTTGTTTAAGAATATATGGTTCGCCGTATGTGAGACGATAGATAAACCCATCATTTGCACTCGGAAAAACTATAATTGGCGTATTTTCGGTTGTAGAATACTGGTTATTTGAACGAATATATGCAGCATAATAATTTTTTGTTTCTGCAATTCTAGCAGTGATATAAAAATCGCCGCTTTTATTTATTGTAATCGTATTTGACGTAGGGTCGGATATACTCGCAACTAAGTCATTTGAGAGGGTATATGTAAAAGAAGGAATTTCTGATGGTAGAGGTGTTGACGAGTCAATAGATGGGAATTCAACCTGAGGGTTATTAAATTGAAATGTTCTTCCAACAAATAAAAATGTCGATAGATTTGAAAATAAATACCACGGAACTGAAAATATAGGCATAGCTTTATTAATAGTAATTTGTTTTTCTGTTAATGTGCTAATAAAATTTTCTGTAGTATTTGTGACTGCACGAATAGTAAAAGTTCCTGCACTATTAATAGTAATAGTTGTGCCTTCTATACTAGCAATATACCCCTCAACAATATAATATCTAACATAAATATCTGCTGGTCTTTGGTTGGGAAAAATAAATTCTACTTCTTCAATATTAAATGTTCTTATAGTTCCATATGTAAACTCTGTAACAAAACTACTTGGAAATCGTATTATTGGTTGGTTAGAATTGGTTGAAAATTCTTCAGGTGATTCGACATAACCAATGTTAAAATTACTTGATGGTCTAGTTTCGGCTCTAATTCTAAAATTTCCTCTATTAATTACTTTAATAGTTGGTCTTATTTGATTTGTATTTATAGTAACTATCGTGGGGGATAAACTTGTATATGTAATAGGAAGAATTTCCTGAGGTATAATATTGGGTCTAGTAATATATGCTGCATTAAATTCGTAACTATTACCAACAAGTAAAGTAATACCAAATAATCGATTCAATCCTAATATAGGTGTTGCTTTATTCACTCTTATTATATCTGAATCACGTTGATAAACATTAAATCTAGATGTTTTATTTGTTTCAGCGCGAATTTTAAATGTTCCTGCTCTATATATGGTAACAATAGTTCCGGAAGGGTTTATGCTGGCAACCAAATTAAGATTTTCTGTTTCGGTGTGTATAATTGAATAAGTAATAGTAAGATCAGATGGCACATTAACTGGTTCTGGGTATATAAATATAGCGGGAGTAAGAGTATAAATGTCGCCGAATGTAATTTCACTAATAAAATCTCTTGGAAAAACTATCGTAGGTCGATCTTGTATAGAAATATACCTATTTTCTGATTGAATAACTACTTGGTTATAGTTTTGTGTTTCAGTTGTTTTAGCTGTGATATAAAATTCTCCAATACTATATATTATAACAGAATTTCCTACTATTCTTGCTACTGAAGGATTTGAAATAGTATAAGTAAAGTTTGCAATTTCCTGTGGAAAAGATGGACTAGTAGGTAAAGGATATTCAAATACAGGTGGGGTAAAATAAAATGTTCCTGGAACAAATAAAACACTTGAAATATCTGAAAATAAATACCACGGCATAGATAAAATAGGTGTAGCTCTATTAATAGTAATTTCCGGTGATTCAATAGTTGTGCTATCGTATACTGGCGTTGAATTTGTTCTTGCACGTATTTTAAACTTTCCTGCTCCATATATAGTAATATTTATTCCTTCTATACTAGCAATCAATGTTTTGGATAAATCAATTGGGCTTGTTTGGATAATTGAGTATTCAATAAAAACATCACGTGGTCTTTGCGATGGATATATAAATACTGCTTCTGTTATATTAAATGATAATGTAGGACTATATGTAAATTCTCTAACAAATTCATCGGGAAATAGTATAACAGGACTATTCATATTTGTATTATAATAGTTATTTGATAGAATAGATACACTATTATAGTTTTGTGTCTGATTTGATGTAGCTTTAATTTTAAAACTGCCAATCTTATTTATTTGTATTCTATCGCCGTCAACAAAAGTAGCGACATCTGATGGTTTGCCTTCATAGTCTATGATAGTATAAGTAATAACAAAATCATAAGGTAAATATGAAGGATATGTAAGTGTTGGACCAGTAAAAGGATAAGTTCTTCCAATAAATAGAGGATCTACAAATATATTCCATGGTATAGAAAACATAGGAGTATTTCTTGTAATAGTAATAAGAGATGATGTTGTAATTGATGTCCCAAAAATATTTGATTCTCCCAAACCTTGTAATTGTTGTCCTTGTAAAGTAAAAGTTCCAGCATTATTTAAAATTACTTCATATGTATTTGGTGAGTTTTCTATACTATTAACTACTGCGACATTCGAATTTGACATGTTAGTAATAGTTAAAATAATAGGTGTAGTAGAATGTAAACTACTCATACTAATATTTAAAATCACAGGATTGTGACTATTGTAACTATATGTATAATTTTCAGATAATGGCGTTATATTTATTTTTATACTAGAATCTCTTAATGTAGAACTTAATATAGTATTACTTCTTGCACTTGTTCCGTTTCCATTTGTCGCAGTCATACTTAATAAATAGTTTGTTTGAGGCATTAATGATATAATACTACTTATATTTTGAAAATTTGACAGATTAAGTGTACTAGGCGGTATATCCATAGTTCTTACATCGGATATAATATTATATCGAATATTATTATCTTTATCTGTATATATCGTGTTGCTATTTACTATGCCGTTTTTATCCAATGTGCCTATATCCGCACCCATAACCATATTTTCGGTGTTGTTATAAAGCACTATTTCGTTATAATTATTATCTAAAGAATCTTGTGCTATAAGATCTTCACTAGTGTTAAAAAAATATTGCGAGTCATCTATATTTCTCAACGTGTCAATGATATTTATTGCATAATAGGTTAATGTATAATACACGACATTACAAAGAGAGTGTCCGGTATCTCGCCATGTAAATGTAATACTATATGTGTTACTATTAATAATGCTTATTATTGGTGCGGTAAGGCGTGTTCCCATGCAACTATTAGTAACAGGCTTAATTTTTAAGAAATAATTACCAGATAAATTTGTCCCTTGGTATAGACCAACATTTGCTGCAGATGCAGCCGCAGCACTATAAAAAACACTTCCATTCAAAAGGACAGAATTTGTTGCAAGTTGTTTTGTGCGTATAGAACCAGAAACCGCTCCCTGTTTTGCAAATGTTACATTGTTTGGTTTATAAATAGTTTCCGACTTGCAGTATAATGGAGCGGCCACAAGCGTTCCTGTAAGTGGAGAACCCGGTATAGTATTATCGACTATATAGTAAAAATCTCTTGCATTCAACGTTGAAAAACGTATATAGTATGACGTTGATGTATTTATGTATATGTTTTGAGGAAAGTAGAATGCTAAACTTGCTTCACTAAAAGAAGGAATACCTGGCGAATATGGGCTTATAAATGTATTTTGTGTATTTTGACTAACACATATAATATTGTTTGACGAGTCATATACTATTGCACGTATCAATGAAGGAATTGACGGAGCATTCACATAAAGTCCGGCAATTACATAAGAAAGACGACATAGAATTTTTGGTGTAAAATTGAAGGTTATAATACTGCTTACTGGCCCAAGTGATGTCGCACCATTTGCATAAGTATATATATTAAAAAAATCCCCTTTGTATGTAATCCCACCAAAGTTAACAGGTGCAACGACTTGCGGACCCAATGGAGTATTATTTGGCCATAGTGGCTCGCCGCTGGCGCTAAAATATGTCACACCGCTTGCCGGGTTTGTTGAGACATTCTGCTCATATGTTTGACATCTTGCTTCTAGTTTTGCACGCGTTGTTTCATAATAAGCTTGACTATTATATAGAATTGAACTGCGTATTATATTTGATTGTGGTGAACTATTTATACATTTTGTATTATATAAATCGGTAATAACTTTATATGCCGGATTTGTTGGATCATTTATGTCAGCTTCGGTTGCATTATAGGGGATAGTGTTAGAGCCATTGTTTTGGATCGCGACGTCGTTCTGCGGCGTTGAGTATTTGTTTTCCTGTGTTTCATAACCAAATTTATTATTTGCAATAATATACGAATTCCCACCCTCATCTCCTACACATGCACAATCCGGATCTTTGTGATAAACACCTGTGCCAGGCTTGTCGAGAAGCGATATCATAGCAGTTCGCGAATTATTCGATGGACCTTTTCCGTTGTTATTATACACGCGCAACTGACGACGCCAATGTTTTAATGGACGTGCCTTGAAATTAGGACCATTAAAATCAGCGGAATTTATATTTGGATTAATGCCATTCGCATTTGGACGAGTCCATCCAGGTATAATAAGCATACCAGTATCTACTTTCGTAGGATAATGTGCGACCTTTGTGGTAATAAGTGTATCTGATGTTCTAAAATTAAGGGGTGCATTTATTCGGTTCAATGAATCAGACATTACTATTTATATAAATATTTATATAAATATTTATATATTAAACTCTGTAAATATTTATATTTGTATAGTATTTATATTTGTATAGTGAACTTAATAGACTTAATAGACTTATTCTTAAACATTTATATTAGGTAAACGACACATTACATGTCCAGGAATAAGACGTCTACACATAGAAGACGAAACTACATGAGAAGGGTTTTGGTTTCCATGTTGTTTTAAAACAGGAAAATATGTATCAATAAGTTCATTAAGTTTTTGATTATATTCTTGTAAACCTGCTTCGTCGTTTTTAACTACTATATAGTAGTTAACTATGGTATTCATTTCGGTTTTATTATAAGGTCGAATTCCCCACGAACATCCAACTCCATCCAATAAACAAATAACATTTTCTATTTTTTTTATTCTATGTCGTAAAATACTTTTTTTAACTACATCACTTTCCGCAGTCCTTGATAGTTCGGTTAGTAACTGGTTTATTTTTCCGCAAATATAACTGATAAATATAATACCATTTGTCGATAGTCGTCCTACTGCTGGAACCATATTTATACTAATTTGTTTCCGTAATGCTAACTTTACACCTTCATATGTTAATAATCTATAGTTATTTATAACCATTTTTAAAAATTTATCCATATCTTGTGGGAAGTTGGCTATTATTCTTGCAGCTTGTAACGCTTGAGCATCATCTTTTGATATTCCTGCGTTTCGCAATGAAGTTTTTGGGGGTGCACGCGAAGGTGTTCGACCATGAGACTGCGAAACAGGAACACCATTTTTAAAAACCAGTTCACCTACAAATTTAGTAGATGCACTTCTACTTGGCGCTTTTGAAGGTGGCGGAGGTAAAGGCGGAGGCTGCTGAGGTGCTGTTGATCTTGAACTTTGTGTTAAACCTAAACTTGGAGTCGCACTTGGACGTTTAGAAACACCTCCATATTGTGAACGCTGCCTTCGCGTCTTTAAATATTTTTTACTACGCGTTTGTCGTCGATGTCGTCGTCGACGTATAGTATATTTTTTCATTATTTTACTGCCTGGTTCTTTGTTAAATACAAATACATATATATTATTTATATTTAAATGTGAATAAAATTGTGAGTCATAACAATTTAATAATAGGTCAATCGTGTATTATAATGTTTTTCTAAATCAGATGACATGGTTGGAAAACAAATCGTTCGATTTTGGCGATAAACTGCACCAAGATTCTTCTGCGAACATATAGGGGGTTGATATTTATTTTTAAGAAAGTAAGGCGTATCAGATACACCCCGGTATGCACATGCACTTGCACCTTCAGAACCAAACTCTGCACGCAACGACGCCGCATTTTTATTCACCGCAGTTTGTTTCAGTCTGTCAATACGCGTGCTACTATCTACCGCTCCCTGGCACGCATATTGGCGATTATTGGGCTTAAAAATCGTAGTTCCGTTTTTACGCCCATTGCAAGTGCGCGTGCTTTGCGGATTATACTGGTCTGTTGTAGCATATACTTGCGAACCCGTCGCACTATCTGATGGCCAATTGAGTTGACCAGCAGCATTATAATAGTCAAATCCAGGTGCATTGATCGGAATCGTCAGTAGTTTTTGCTCATATGTATTTGTGCGCGATTTCATATACGCTTCATGTGTGGTATAATACGCCTTACTTAAAATGGTAGACGCCGGTTTAATAACCCTAGCTGGTGCAGTGCATGAAATACATTTTGTATTGTAAATTCCAGTAAGTATTTGATAATTTTGGTCTGTTCCCGCTGGCGTCGACGTATTTCCCACCTGGACATAACCTTCATTTTCAATAATAGTTCCACCATTTAATGTCGAAGATGAAAGATTATATTCGCCTTGTTTTGTAAACTTATCGGAAATAGTGTATGAATTACCACCTCTTCTATTTTCACCACCCTGGCTAGCATCAGCACATGCGCAGTTATTTCCATCTGCACGATATATTTCGCCACCAGGTGTTGTTGCAAGCCGAATCGTAGCTACACGTGTGCCTGATGATACCACGCCGCCAAATGAAGATGGTCTTAATTGTCGTCGCCAGTGTTTAATAGGGCGAGCTTTAAAATCGGCACCATTTGATTTTTGAGATTCTGCTTGGTTTGGATCAACACCATTAGCTAAAGGACGACTAAGTCCTGGAATAATACTAACAGCAGTTCCATCTTTAGTGGCATAATGTGGAACCCTTGTAGTTATTAAAGAATTTGAAGCGCTAAAATTTAGTGGAAGGTTTATTTTAGGGCGTATATCTAGATTTGAATTTGAACTTGACATTTATGTCTATGTATATTTCCGTTTCTATGTCTATATTTATATTAGAATATAATATTAGAATATAATATTATATGAATATTTTTAACTATCTTCTTATATCATTATTTACTATACTTTTTTGCTATATTATATTTTACTGGATATATAAATCATGTTTTGGTTCTAAAATAATAGAAGGCATAGATGGTGGTAATAGTAAAAATACAAAATCAAAAGACACTAAAAAAGATGAAGGAAAAGAAGGAGAAGAAGGAGAAGAAGGAGAAGATGAAGATGAAGATGAAGAAGACGAAGAAGAAGGAGATGATAGTGAAACCCAAGATGAAAAAAATAAAAATGGAACTAAAGTTGTTACAAAAAGTTCTGTTAGAAAAAAAGATAAGAAAAAGCGTAAAGGCCCATCTTCTAAGGAAATTGAAAAACAATCAAATGAAGCAAATGCGAAGTTATTAGATTTTAATAAAGATCGACAAGAAGCGAACCAACCAACGCCGCCGTCAGATAAACTACTTCAAGCAAAATTTAGTTAAATATATATTATGAGTTTATTATTTTGATATTTTGATATTTGGATATTTTGATATTTTGATATTTTGATATTATTTTCCAATAATTAAAAATAACAAAATAATAATTATATACTAATATAATAGTATATAGTTAAACATAACACATTTTATAAATAAAAGCATAACGTAACATATATAAGTATAAAATGTTTGGCCTTGGTGGTAGCAATAGTGGAGGTAGTAAGAGTGGTGGGGCTAGTGGTAGCAGCGGCGTTGGTGGTTCTGCATCTCCTGTTGACAATAATTATGTTTATTATAAATTTATAAAAACACCAGCGGACTTAGGAATGTCACCTGGGTCTAACTTATCAAATATATCTGATGGTGTTGCGGGTATATCATCATATATAAAACTTCTTGTTCAAGGAAATTCACCTGCATCAAAAACAGGAAAACCTCTTGGAAATAAATATTTTTATCCGACTTCACAGAAATGCACCGACCCGTCTGGGGGTAGTCAACAATTGTCTTTATATATTAATAACGTCCCATCAGGAAATTTAGGAATAATTCCTGCTGGTGTAGGTGGAAATTTTAGTACTTTTAGAGGACTTCTTCCGGGACTTCTTGAAAATGCATTTTCATTGGCTCAAATTGATTTTTTTTCAGCATTTTCAAGCATGGAACCCCCCAAGTGTCAACAAGTAACACTTGAAACAATTGACGTGAATAATAAATCAGGTCAAGATACCGGTTATGTATCTATTAATGATATAAAAAACATTTCCCCATGTAATTTTGTAGCAAATAATAATACTAATCCTGTAACAAATGCAAAATGTAGTGAAAGATTTATTGTGCGTGATGAAACAAGAAGCCGGACAAGAAGGGGTCGAAGGTATAGAAATAGAGAACTAAAACTATTATACGAAAATGATGGAGATAGCAGCGACTATCGAAATAAAGGACAAAGTATAATGATGCCAGACGATGTATTCCTTAAAATATTTATACTTTCATTTGGAGCTTTATGGATTTATATTGCTCTCAAATTAATGGCAAACATGTATAAAAAGAGATGATATGCCTAGTGTAGTTTTGTGAATACCAATGAATATTATTATTATTTATGTAAATCGTAAATAATAATACATGATACTATGGTGTTACTACCTACCACAATAAACTAAGAATTCACCTGCGGTGTCTGCGAGTGTGCTTTCTAGTGCCACGACGGGATTTGCGCGACTTGCGTCCGCGTCTACGACGACCACCTTGCATTTCAGCGGCAGCAGCATTTTCTGGGTTACCTCCTCTGCACTTGCGTCCGCGACGGCGTCTACGAGTGCGACCGCCTTCTTGAGCCGCAGCTTCTTCTTTTTTATTTCCAAGTAAACCACCTAACCAACTCATTTTTATATATTAACATAAGAAATTAATATATAATTTATATAAAAATTCAAAACTTGAATCGTTTATACAATTCAAAAGCAGCTAAACCACCAAGGATTTGGGCAAGGATATATCCAATCAAATCCTGTTTGGACAATTTACCCGCGACAACCATCATGACAGAAACAGCAGGATTGTAATTACCTCCGGAAATCTTTCCTCCCAAATAAATCGCTAAAGCAAGCGAACCACCAATTGCGAGGGGGTTACCTGTCGAGATAATAGTAAATAAGAAGAACAAAGTTCCTAAAAATTCAACCAAAAATTTATTAAACATTTTTGTTTTTTCGTAAATATTTACTTATATACTAAAAAAATATAAAAATATATTATGACGCGTATATTTGCCGATTTCCTAAAGATGATAAAATAGACGAACCGCCAGATTGAAACGGATTTTCAATCGCGCCTTTCTTTTTCGGTGCTACGCATCCACCGCTGCGACACCTTTGACGCCGTATATTACGAATCGTGTTGTCGTTGTTTTTCGTCTGGTATGGCGCATCAAGTGCAAGACCAACTTTATATGCCGACTTACCAATTGCGTTACATTTTATCATATTGATATACTGGTCGCCAGATACAGGAACAGGAATCTGTTTCCCTGCTAAAACGCGGCGTTGATAGTGACTATGAAACATACTTGTGGTATAGTTTGTATTGCTTGCAACTTTTGAAGTCGACGGCGCGAGAGGGTCAACGTTGTAGAAATTCCTCTGGGCATTCATAAAGGACGCACGCGCATTTGCTACATTTCCCGTTTGGTCGGTCGGGTATTGCTGATTCGGGGCAGGAGCGGTGCATGACTGCACGCCATTATTGCCGCGCTGTTTAATAACGATACCTTGAGTGGGTGGACCATTGAAATAATATTGTAGTGTTCTTATAGGGATGCCTGACATTGATATGTATATATATAATATATACTAAATTATATATACATATTTTCAGTAAATGCTAAAGTATGGCACGCATCTATGTAATTTCTCTTCAACAAATACTTTATTTAAGATCTACGAACACGTCTCCAAGCAGATTGCGAACCGCTGAATTTATCCCCACCAAAACTATAGTCATTATAGTTCCTATTCATTGCTTGTAATTTTCTAAATCGAATATAGTCGGATCCGTCATAAACGAACTTAGGGTTGCATGTTGCAGACGGAATACCGGTACTATCAGCACGAGCCTGAATAGCGCCTCCTAAAACTTTATATCCATTCAATGTCCGCACATTGTTTACCTGGTTTGAACCACCAGAGATATAATTCGGGCGTGATAAAAAGTCACCGGCATTATTTACTGCCCTAAATGGCCCAATCCGACGTTGGTAACCATTGATAGTTCCTGTAGCTGCGGCACCATTCCATGCCTGAACTAATGAAAAACGTTCCATTGAACGTTGACTACTTCCAACCATTCCGCTTCCACCATTTGAATTTGCACCTCCGCCAACAAGAGTCGGAGCAATACCTTGAATACCTCCACCTAAATTAGACATTATATGTTGTAGCTATACTATTGTTATATTGTTATATTATTATAATATATATAATTACAAATACAATAAAAAATATATTATATGCTAAATAATATTTTTACTATTCAATATAATAGTTTTGAGTGTAGAATGTATACCATTTAAACTTATTATGTCATGATTCGGGGTGCAATATTCATAGTCTGTAATTCCTGAAATAGTAGTTTGCAAGCGTATGGAATTTCAACGTATGCGAAGTTTGTCCTGTTGTCGCATGTCCTGCAGCAGTGAATACCCATCTTATCATTATATGCTGCAATCATTCCGCAGTCGCGGCACACATGCACTTGGTATTTATCTGAAGCATCGTATAAGCGTCCACGTGTAAATCTTGCCGCTCCGTGTGAGACCATGCAGTTATGTGCGACAACACCATTTGCAAGGAACGAGTGTGTATCTTCTACGCTAATATCGTATACAGGTTTAGGGCCGACCGGTATTCTTGATACGATTGTCAAATTCATTGTGGGGATAGAACCGCAGTCGCGCGTTACGCCATACTTTGCATCATCGTCATTGTCGTTGCCCGAGACCGAGTCCGCACCTTCACTTGATGCGTCATCTGCTCCATCCATCTCAGGGCGACACTTGCCATGGATATCGTCATTCTTAAACCAATCAAGTGCACCAATCGTTTCAAGGAATTCTTCGGCAGTTGGGAATCCTTTCGCGGTGAATTTGCCAAATTCTGTTCCCTTAATCAGGTGGTCAGTAATATCATGAGTGCTTGGAATTGCGTATTCGTGTAGAAGCCCTTCTGTTTTCTTCAACTCTTCCACAGCTTGAGCAATCGCTTTCTTCGTCGGCACTATTTTTTCGGGAGTTTTTTCCTTAATTTCCTTGAATTTTGTAATTTCATTCACACGATTCACCATCCAGTTGTGTTGACGTGTTACTTCCTCACGAAGACGACGATAAGATACACCAGCTTCCAAACGTTGTGACTTATGGCAGCAATACCGAAACCCAATTTTTTCAGAGAATGGGATTAGTTGTTCAATCGGGAGATGGAGCGTCAATTGAAAGCTGCGTCCTGTATTGTCTGCTTTATCTTTTGCTTCAAATTTTTTCTTGGAACAAGATGTCTCCCTAGGTTTTTGAATCGTAGTATTATGAATTCCACATTTAGCAAGTAGTTTCTGGATATCTTCAAACATTTTTTGCAATGATTCGCGATGTTCGTATGTTTTAGACTTTGAAAATGAAACTGATGAAAGGATATCGCGTTTTCCTCTATGCATTCCAAGAACACAAGTGTGTCCATCTCCGCCAAACATCCCGGCCAGAAATTCACGCACTATCGGGCGAGGGCATTTTTCATCCAATATAAATTCAGGCAAAGTTCCAGGTTGGTTTATTTTTCTGCCACGCAGTAAACCTTTTATTTGAATAATATCATTCATAAGAGTGGTTGGAATATTAATAGTATAATAATTTCTAGACTCAAATTTTTTTTGATTAATATCGCAGAATAATTCTAAATCATTAACTACTTGTTTAACATCTAACATATGTCCCATAAATAGTGTTCCATATCCAGTTACACCAATACTTCCATCTGTAATAAGTAGTCCAAGAATACGAGCAAACGCAAGTGTCCTCATAAATTCTTCGCGCGTATTTGTTTCAAGTATTTTTGTTCCAAATTCAAATTTCCATCCAGCACATTCTTCTATTTCATCTTTCATTTTCATAACAGGATAGTTCACACTCGACTTAATTTTTGTAGCATTCAACTCAACATCTTTTACTTTAACCCATGTATTATTCGATGTCAAAACAGGATGGTCTTCTGTGCATGTAAGTTTTCTACCATCTTGGAATGTCAGTTCTACGCAGTCTCGCATTCCTTTATCCATAAAGGCTAACTGCTTACAAGGAACCATTCCATTTTTATTTTCACTCCAACCGAGAACATTTCCATTTAAATTTTCCATTTCTTCAATATTAATTGATAATCCAGAATTCAGAGAAACGGATGTGCCTACCGAAAAGCAGTCACGTTCCATTTCGCCAAATCGTAACCCTCCATCTCGCGAGCGACCTTCCGCCGGTTGTCGTGTCAGATTTACCATCGGTCCAATGGAACGACTATGTTGCTTATCATTTACCATATGCTTGAGACGCTGGTAGAAGGCAGGTCCAATAAATATATTCGACTCAATCTGTTCCCCCGTCATGCCATTGTATAGCACCTCATTTCCATGTGATTCATAACCGGTCTTTAGCAATTCTCTGCGGATATCGTCGACTGCAAGCTCGCCGAAAGATGTGCCATCGCCGAATAAACCGAGCTGGACGAGGACTTTGCCGAGTAGGGTTTCTTTGAGTTGACCAATCGTCATACGAGATGGAATAGCATGTGGGTTGATGATGATATCGGGGCGCATTCCGCTGGAAGTGAACGGCATATCTTTTTCGGGGATGATATTTCCTACAGTACCTTTCTGTCCGTGACGCGAAGAGAGTTTATCCCCGATGACGGGTTTGCGCGACGTGCGGATGCGAACCTTTGCAATACAATACCCGTCGCCGTTGCGGTCGATGAAATTCTTGTCAATATACGACTCCTCGGTCGTGCGATGAATCTTGCTATGGTCTTCGTATTTGATGAGCTTCGTATGGTCATTGCGGTTTTCTTTGATTGGGACGACTTTTGCAATAATAATGTCGCGATTTTGAATAAACGTATTTTCGGGAACAAGACCTTTGTTATTTACCTTATCGTAGTTGCCGAATTTCATACCCTTGGTCTTTGAAGGGTCAGGCTTGCATCGGATTTCTTCATCGCCATTGATCTTCTTGTCTTCGTCTTTTTCGGTGTGATAAATCGTTGCATTGAATAAGCCGCGGTCGATGGAACCCTTATTTACGAGAATACTATCCTCTTGATTGTAACCGGAATATGTCATGATTGCGACGATTACTGCAGAACCGGATGGAATTTGGTCGAGTTTAATCATACCCATAACGCGGGTATCTACAAGAGGGCGACTTGGGTAGGTAAGAACATAGGCGGTCTTGTCCATACGATTTTGATAGTTTGTCACATACATTCCCATAGCTTGCTTACCCATAGCGCATTGATAAGTATTTCTAGGAGATTGATTATGCTCTGGGAATGGAATACAAGACGCCAAGATTCCGAAAATAGTGCTTGGATGGATTTCGCAGTGCGTGTATTTGTAGATGTAGTTGCTGTCTGCCTTCTTGACGACATCGTCAGGTTTCATTGCAATCATGCTAAAACTTTGCTCCTCTGGGTCGATATACTCCACAATGGTTTCTTCGGTCTTGGCATCGGTGACAAGGTCGTCCCAAGACAAGTTTTCAGCATTCAAATCCGCAATAATTTTATCTGTCATAAATATCTTATTATTTTTCACACGCAAAACGGGGCGCGTCAATCTCCCAGCGTCGTTGCAAATACGGATTTCTCTATTTTTAATATCAAATATAATCGAGGTGTAAATATTGATAATTCCCTTTAGTTTTTTATTCTTGAAAGCGTTATATAGTTCCATCGGATTCTGGGTATTGCCTAACCACGCACCATTTATGAATACTTTAGTATTTAAGAACATTCCTTTTGGTGTGGTGCTGGCTCCATCAAGACGCTCAATGAACGGCTCAGCGTGCTGGTATAAAGACTCTGTGTTGCTTTGAATCGTAATATGCGTCATATAACTGATATTTTTTACAACGCCAACGCTGCCACCTTCTGGGGTTTCAGCGGGACATAAGAATCCCCACGTGGTGCTGTGTAATTTGCGGGGCGCGATTAATTTTCCACTTTTGTCGACAGGTGTATTGATACGGCGAAGATGACTAAGACTTGACACATAAGTGAGACGATTCAATACCTGCGCAACACCGACCTTGTTGCTATTGACATTTTTGATACCGAAATCACCAGTTGATAATGCACGCTTGAGGCCATTTTCAATCGTCGTGGACTTGATAATTTTATAAATATTTGTCTTGTTGACGATATTCATATGGTCATCCGTAGAGCGCCATGAACCGGTATTGATTTCTTTGACAATTTGTTTCGACATGTCTTTTACTAGCTTATTGAAATAGTTGCGAAACAGGTTATTCAACAAAGCGCCAGTCAAATCAATGCGCTTGTTTAGATATGAATCGCGGTCATCCTGTTTTGCAAGATTTAGACTACATCTTAAGATACGATTTACCATATAACCGAGAAAGTATTTTTTCTGTGTTTGTGTTTGGCAATGTGGAAACAGGTCATTGTGTAACACTTCATTTGCAAATCCTCTCTTTTTTGCCGCACCGGTTTCTTTATCCATATTCATCGGTGTATACATTACATTTGACGTTACGACTTTAATTGCATCTTCTTGTGTTAATACCGCATTTGCATCTATAATGGACGCCCGAAGAGACTCAAGCATTTGTTTTGTTGTTTCATCATGAATGTCCAGCAATATGTGTTCACAAATGTCTTTGTCGGCGATGACACCAAGGGCGCGAAACACAACAAATAGTGAAATTGGTTGTTTAATACGTGGAATCTGAACATAAATGGGGCATCCAAATCCGTTATTCTTGTTTGCAATCATCACATTAATTTGTTTTGGCGAGATGCATTTGAAGTCGGGAACAGATTTTATTTCAGCAGTCCATGACCATTTGCTGTTGTTTTTCGAAGTATTGAAACAATAAACACGATTTTCTGCGGCGCGTTCTTGGCCGAGTACTGTCTTCTCACTGCCATTAATAATAAAGTAGCCACCTGCGTCATGTTTACATTCTCCAGATACATTATTATTAATATGAGTATATTGATTTAAAACACAAATACACGATCTCAACATAATCGGCAATTTTCCAATATGCACTTTTGAAACCGATTTATGAAATGTCTGCACATTTTCTAGATTTTCGCCGGTGCGAATAATATATTGAATATTGATATCAATGGTCATAGTGGATGCATATGTGAAATTGCGCGACCTTGCATCGTGTGGAAACATAATTTTTGTAGCACCATTATTTTCGTGGATTTGCGGACGATACAAGTTGAATTTGTCAAATGTCACATGAACTTCGAGACTATTTTTCTTATTTTTTTTGCAAAAGTCCTGCTCTGATGCAATCACGACGGGACTGAACATTTCGATCGTTCGTTGTATTTGATTGCTGACAAAGTCGTTATATGATTCAATTTGGTGACGAACAAGACGTTTCAAGTGTTGTTTGTTGAAATACGCGCCAATAATACTCCACGGAGTTTCAATATATGGAAGCGTAGATGGACATTTTACATCTGACAATGTATTATTACTTTTCCGGTAGGAAGCAATGAGTTCGTGTTCCATACTTTCTGTAAGTCGCCTTTCTTCGTCTGTGCCTACATCTGCTAGTTTTTCTTCTGCTTTTTCCCCACTGGCTTCACCACCACCACCAAAATTTAACTTTGATAATTTTGCGGTCATTTTTTTCTGTTTTTTTATTTCGCTACTATTTCCATTCAAATCAACATCATGCAATATACTTTCACTATTTATATCTTTTTCAGAAACTATTTGTGTAATTTGTAACTCAATATTTTGTGTCAAAGCCTTAGATGTTTTGCTTCTTTTCGATGCGTTAGTAACTTTCGACATTTGATACTGAATATATATATTG